ATTAATTGTATGTTTTGCAATATTTCGTTTCCGTCAGTAACCTTCATAGGTAAGGGATAATAATACCCTTCATTTGTGTCCCAAAAAGCATTTTGTAATCCTACTTCATCAAATTTATTACGCTGCCTTACAAATTTATTTTGATAATAATGAGTTGTTACTGGTCCTTCTAATTTTATTAAAATTCTAAAAGCAACGTAATGCGGTTGAAAAGATGTAGTTGCAACCGTTTGAGTAAATGCAGTATAAAACGCAAGTGTAAAATCAAGTTGCAAAATTGAATCAAAATTATTAGATGCAACATCTTCAGCAACCTTTGCAGTTTCATCGTTGTAATCCCATATTGCACCCGGCAATAAGTTTCTTGTTGCTAAATGTTCATATTCTACTCTTGCATATTGCAAAGGCGCAAAGAACTCAAATGCACTACCAGATAATCTATATAAATCAGAGTTATCAATATCGGATTGGTCGTGTGTTATTGAATAATCTCGTGTGTTTGTTTCTAAACTACCTAATAAAGGATAACTCTTTTCAATTACTGAATTTGCATTTAAATATTCATTAATTTGCGTAATGTAAAAACCTGATCCGCTATTTATTATTCGCGCCCCAAAGGTTTTACATATCTCTTCCAAAACTTCGTAACAATTCTTATAAACGTAATTACCTTTAGTATCAATATGGTAAAATGCTCGATGTGGAATCCTTGCCTTTGTTAAAACAGTATTGTTTGAATTGTATGTATATTCTTGAGAATGCCAATTTATTACAACCGAAAATAATGGCTCTGTAAATGATGCGTATGCGTAATTAACTGAACCTAATTTTAATAATACCTTTAATATGTGTGAGAATATAGAATCTTTACCGGTATATGCAATACCGTTGTCATTGTAATCAATGTTTTTTAATGTATTTAAACCATCTTTTGCTTTTAAGACAAAGGAATAGCCAAGATTTAAATCTACATCTTCAATAGTAACCAAATCCGTTAAAATGTATCCAACCCATTTAAAAACAGTCGTTCCTGTTGTTTGATTGGTTCTAATGTATAAAAAATATTCATCTTCATAAGAAGTAACTAAATCTTCAACAAAAATATTTAATGCTGAACTATCAATGTGCATTTCTACTGCTGCCTCGGAACTAATTACAGATTTAAATCTATTATCCTCATCTCCACCAGTATCATATTTAATTTGAACCCCAAGTGTATCGAATTGAGTAGCAGAACCAGTAAAGGTACTTTGATGAATCTCTATAATGTATTCAGCTCCCGATTCAGAAAAAAATGTAGATTCAAATTTTTTTGGCATTATCTATTTCTATTTCGTTCGGCTCGTTCAACAACTAATAATAAATCAGAACCCTGTAATCGTGTTGATGCAACAAAATTTCCGTTCATTGTCGTATTTGATAACATCGACCGTAATTTATCCAAAGGCGCGACCACTTCCGGATTCGATAAAGATGTTCCGGATCCTTCTCCAACTAAAGCCATAGTCGGTCCAGTAACTAAACCACCGGATGCGAGACCTAAAAATCCTAATATATTTCCTCCTAATGAACCTTTGCCTGTCTTTAATCCGATTCCACCTAATAATTTACCTACCGCAGAACCACCTGGAATCAATGATAAAATGGTTGCGAATATAGCAGCTTGTGCAATCGCCTTGATTAATTGCACAATCATTTGTTTAATACCTTGAGTTAATGATTTAAAAACGTTTTGACCTCTTTCTAATGCGGTAAATACTGAATCTGTAACGGTTGCAGCTATACTTGCAACGCCTTGTAATAATGATTGAGCGCGTTCATTTAAAGCGTTAATCCTTTCTTGGTTTTCTATTTTTGCTTGGTCAATTCTATTTTGCTCGAGTTCGATTGGTCCGTTTTCGGTTAATAAAACTACTTTTCTATGTAAACTCTGATTTGCTTTTTCGAATTCTTCATTCAATATAGCTTGAGCAGATTTTACTTTATTAATTGATTCTACTTGATTAAGGAGTTGTGTATTAACCAAACCTGTTGAATAGGCTTGTTTTTTATTTATTTTAATAGCTTCTTCTCCATCTGTTGATGGAACACCACTTGGAGTTACTGTTTTTGGAGTTACTGGTGTTGGACTTGTTGCCGTTTTTGGAAGCGCGGATACTCCCGGAATAAATGGAGTTACTCCTTGTAGAACTGGTAAAAAAAGTTTATTGATTTCAGATTGACTAAACGAATTAGTCATTCCTTCTTTTATGCCTTCAGCGTACGATTCACCAAATCCTTTTCCGTCATCAAATGCTCTTTTTATTTGCCCAAAAATAGTAGCATCTAAAATGCCTCTTAATAATTTACCAAAATCTAATTCTGCAATTCCATTAAATATGTCTGTTAAAGCCTCTAATAAATATGCAAAATTATCTCCTAATATTCTAAATAAATCATTAACTCCTTCTATACCGGGAACAATTGAAACAACATTATTTAATAATCTAATAAATGCCTTACCAAGATTTCCCATAGAACTTAATAATGGTCCTATGCTATTCCTAAACCTTTCGGAGTTTTTATACATCCCAATCAATAAAGTAATAACCGTTCCTATTATTGGGATTATTTTTGTAAACGTAGCACTTCCAGTTAATATACCTTTACTTATTTTAGCAAATGTTCCTACTAAACTCGCACCAACGGTTACAAGATTGCCGAATATCATTAATAACGGACCAACCGCAGCAACAATTCCAATTATTAATAAAATATTTTCTTGAACTTCTGGTGCTAATTTTCTCCATCTTTCTGCTAATTTACCAACCGATTCTGTTAATCTTTCAATCAACCTTGTTGCTGCATCTAATAATCCAGAATCAGCAATGGTAATCATTAACCCTTCGAATGCGGATTGAAGCCTTTTTAATGCGCCATTTAAACCTTCTAATTGTTTATCAGCAATCTTTTGAGCCGTTCCGCCACTATTTTCTAATTCAGTTGTTAAACCTTTTAATGCCTGTGAGCCTTGATCTAATAATGATGTTATACCTGGTCCAGCTATAAGACCAAACATTTGCATTACATCAGTAGCATCAGCACCACTTTTTTCAAGTTGTTCGATTATTTTGTATAAAGGCAGAATATTACCAGCACTATCTTTTGCTGAAATACCAAGCCTATCCATTGCTTCTTGTTCTTTAGCAGTTGGACTTAATAAACTTGCTATTGCTTGTCTTAATGTTGTACCAGCTCTTGATGCTTGAATACCGGCATTACCTAATAATCCAACGGCAGCAGATACTTCTTCAAATTGCAATCCGGCAGAATTAGCTACCGGTGCAACATAAGCCATTGCTTCACCTAATTGAACAAGGTTTGTATTTGAACTCGTAAATGTTTTTGCAAGTACATCAACCGCATTTGCCATTTCACTTGCATCCTTGCCAAAACCGGTCAATATATTACTTGCAATATCCGAAGCCATTGCCAGGTCCATTTGCCCAGCAGCTGCAAGGTTTAAAACTCCTGGCATTGATTCCAATATATCATTGACCTCAAAACCAGCCATTGCAAGAAACGACATACCTTCGGCAGCTTGACTTGCGCTAAACGAAGTTGTTTCTCCTAATTGTTTTGCAAGTGTTTCTAATTCTTGAAATTGTTTTCCGGTTGCACCTGATACGGCTGCAACTTGATTCATTGCAGATTCGAATTGCGCAGCAGTCCTTAACGCATTCCCACCGATTGCAACAACGGGCAAGGTTACGGATGTGGTCAAGTTTTGTCCAACTCGTTGCATTGAACGACCAAATTTGGTCATACTTCTTTGCGCATTTCTTAATGCAGCGTTAAACTTGTTAACGTCCAAATTAAGAAATACGTTCATTTGATTCGCTGCCATATCTTATGCTTGACCGTGTTGTTTTTTCATAAATTCATCCATCCTTCTTCTGTACTCCTTCTGCGCTTCAGTCATTTCTCGTTTGACTGGTTTTTCTTCCTTCTCCCAATCGAAAACAATTAGATCCGTCATCTTAATTGTTTTACCCTTTCCACTATAAGGTTGCAATCCTATCGTTGCCAACCACCTTGTTTGTTCCCATTGGCTACGGAATTCTAATTGTTTCATTTGATTGAAACCTTTGATAGCGTCCATAACCACTACAAAATCCGAATTTAAAAAGTCTTGGTTGCTCATTCCAATTTGCCCAATCGCAATTTCTCGGATTTGATTCCAAGTTGTTATTTTGCTTGAGTCGGATGCGCTTTCGCTCGACTCGTTTTCGTTTTTTTTTCTTCTTGTGGCATTGAATTGGCGAATAGATTCATAATCCGTGTGATTGCATGCATATCTTCATCCAATTCATCGCACATATCTTCGAAGGTCCATTCGAATTTCTTTCCTTCTTTTCTATGTCCATCCCTTAATCCTTCAAAAATTAACTTCAATGAATCCTTGTAATTCAATGGACTTTGACCAAGTGTTAAAATAGAAATGCCCGTTTCTTCTTCGAAGCGAATTAATGTCGCATTCCCAAATGAAACAGGCACTTCCTTATTGTTTATTTTCGTAAATCTAACCATTTGTAATCCGTGTTTGTGGTGTGTTCATTTTATTAAGCGTTTGTTCCGCGATAAACCGCTCCTGAAATAGTAAATGTTGCGGATACGGATGTATTGTCTTCAACCGGAGTATTTACTTCCCAGCTCGTACAATACGCACTAAAGGAATAAAAATTGTATCCGGATGTGTTTTCTGTTAAAGTCAAAGCCAAAACTGTTCCGTTATCTAACGCATCAAATAAAACATCTGGTTGAACGTTATCTGATGTTTCGCTATACAATGCTTCAACGGTTAATGTAGCCGATTTTTGACCCGGTTTATTAGAAACCCAACCCGAACTCGGAGAATCCTTTGTAAGTATGTTTCGCATTTCGCGAGTTACAGATAAAGTAGCCGTTGTTGCTTCGCCAATGGCGGTTGTACCATCCTTATAGATGCGAAGGTCTGTTCCATTAATTATGTCATTTACTGCCATTTCGTATGAATTTTAAGTTTAAAATATTCTTTTTCGATTCTTCTTTTTTTCCTTTTTTGTTTCAGCTTCAATCACTTGTTCAACTCCAAAAGGCAACACTTCCTGTGCAATTCCATCCGCAATCAACTCCAATGCCTTTTTCTTCATTATATGAACCCTTCTACCTTTATATATGATTTTATTCGTTGCCAGATTTAACCAGTCTTTTAAAAATAAAACTTCCATTACCTTTCGCGTTTTAATCTGATTTGATAATCTTGCGTTGCGTAAAAAACACCCAACTCCGCATTATAATCTCCATCGCTACTATTTGTCATTGATATTCTTTGTATCGCTTGTCCGTTTATAGTTCCGGTATAAAAATCTAAAGTTGATCGTATCGCCCCGGCTAAACTTGTATTCGTATCAAAATCGTTGGCGTACATATCAATTTGAACTGTTATTACATCCAATGGTGAAGAACCATCCTTCGTCATAGTCGGCTCTGTGTCAGTCGTTGTATATACCACGAAAGGAAAGTCTGCAAATTGTGGTACGCTAACAGGGTAAATACGACTACCAACAATATTAGTAACAGAACTTGCTCCGTTAAGTAATCCATAAATTGCCTTGCCAATTTCATTCGTTGTCATTAACTAACCTTTCTTAAATTCGTTTTAGTTCTATTCAAATATTTATTAACCTCTGCACTAATCTGATTAAAAACCATTGTTTTTGAATCTCTTAATGCTCTATATGTAACCTTCTCTCCAAATTGTTTAGCACCTCCAAAAATCATATGTGCATACCAACCGTTAAATCGCTTTTCATTTGGATTTATTGCGGTTTTAACCTTTGTAAACATTGGTCCAATTATACCAATAGGAGTTTTGTATCCTTTTTCTTTTGAAATTACTTGAATAGAACTCTTGATGTTGCCTAACCCATATTTATATCTAATCTTACCTTTCCCTTTACCAGCTCTTTTTGCTCCTTCTTTTTTATAAAAATATAATACATCCGGTCGCAATCGTTTCGGACTAAATTCCCTTCTAAATCCTTTTTGTCGTTTTCTCGGTTCGGCAACCGGAGTTAATTGTTTTGCTCGATCTCGAATTATTTCTGACGCTGGATATACTATTGCTTCAATAGCCTTTTCGTTCTTAATCTGTTTTAATAACTTAACTATATCTGCATTAAAATCCCTTAAATCCGCTTCGGATAACCTGATTGGTCTTGCTCCTTGATTCTGATTTCTATAACCACCAGGAGTGTTTAGCCTTTT